GAGAGATGAGACTGGAAAGACAGGGGGGGTCGCCTTGCTGCTAAAAAAACGACCACCTTTACTGCTATTACAGCTCTTACACATAGATTGCAAATTATCAGGTGCCCACATATCCCCACCCTTTACTCTAGGTATGATGTGATCTACTGTGTGTGCTGGTCTATGGCAGATAGCGCACTGCCATCCATCTCTGTCAAGTATGGTAATGCGTAGCTTCTTCCACTTGCCACTACCTATAGCACGTTCACTCATTAATGCCAGCCTTTACGCTTGAAGTGATCTAATGCTTTACACATAGACCCATATCTATTTAAGTTGTACTTAATACCCCACTCTACTTGCTTATACCCATCGACAGTAGCAAGGTATTTAGACCGACCTTGTGGTATGCCATAGTGACTACCATTCTTAGCCTTAGGGTTCCACCTACTCTCACGATGATATAACTCATCTAAGCAATAGAACTCAGTAAATGAATGATTAAGCTGTATGAATGCATATTGCTTGTAATGTGTTGGTTTATTAACAGCAACGGAATAAGTCTTTACAAAGCAAAGATTAACTATGACTAGAGCGATCCCAACTAGCCAGCACCTTGCGAGCTTTCCCTGTCGGGCTCGCCTTGTGGCTTTGTGAGCCACTGCTACACTAGAGCCTAGCATGCTCTGTCAAGTTGAGCGTTAAATTTCATATAGAAGTCCATCCTATGTAAACAGCATCTGGATTCTTAGCCAACCATTCTTGGCGCAATTTGTTTTGTTTAGCCCAATCCTCAGCTGTGGCTTCAGGCATTCTTACCCCAGCCACCACCCTTAAATATGAGCCCAGGTGCGCTATAGATTCTGTTCATTTGTAAATGACAACGTGGACAACTCATTGGCGCACTATCATCATCATATGATCTATGCACTGATCCATAGGTGCCGCATTCATTACAGCTGTATTCGTATGTAGGCATTACTTTGCTCCAATCAGTTGACAAGTGTGGCAGACCACGGCTTCAAACTTCCAACCACCACACTTATCACATCTACATATATCCGAGTCTGGTATATGCAAAGCCTCTACTACATTTTTAACGCCAACGCAACCACAATCCATACACTGATAAGCCTTAAATCCCTCTGGCGTATCCAACTTATCTAGCCAAAGAAACTCGGTATCACGTTTGCATCCGTTACATCGAAATTGTGGGTGCATTGTGGTAATATCCTTATTGCCTACAGTGACACTGAGTGCAAACCAAGAAATTACCAGAATGTATTAGCCTGTCATCATTACAAGCTACACATAGGTCAATTGATGGCGTGAGGGTTCGCTTATCATCTTCTAAACGTAGAGTGAACCCATCACGTATAATTTCAACATATCCCATTTACTCACCTCCCTCGCTATCGCTAGGAAAGAACCAAGATCCAGCAGCTGTAAGTTTTGCCCATCTAGCTTCACATTGGTCGGGCTTTGCAGCACTGCATACATAGCCGTGGTAATTCTTGCCAGTCTTTGCCACACCTTCTTTAAGAATCATCTCGCCGTGTTTACATTCTTGTGCTTTAGGATTAATTGGTATCGCTTCTATTGCATCACCAACACTCCATACAGTCGGCTTATCTTCTGCAAAACTAGCACGCAACACATTTTCTACAGCTCTTGCCCTAGATCCTGGTGGTGAGTAACTTGCGACCTTTGTCATTTCCTCTCGGCTAGCCCTTTTGCCCTTAGCTGCATAACCTGCATTTGCAAGCGCTCGGCCGATTGCTGAAGTCTCAGCATTCTCCAATGCAGAAGTTGAATTGACACCCCGATCAGAAACGCTCTCACTAGCAAGCCCAGTCGCCCACGGCTGTGCATCGGCTTCTGTCTTAAATAGTTGAGCACTAATAATGTATCTAGTGTCTGTGGCCTGCTCAATCTTTGTTGATAATCTTCCATCTGGATACTCCTTCCAAAACTTATCTAGTCGGCTCTCGACTGTTTCGTAATCTGCTAAATTAAATGCCATCTGCCCACACTCCATCCTCGTCCTGCATCGCTTCGGTTATTGTTTTTGCAATAGCGATGTATCCGAGTGCATCTGTGTAATTGTCAGTGACTCGTGCATCTTCTGCCATTCTGCTGATTTTGACCAAACACATAAGTACTGCAACTTCATTTGCTTGAATTGGATAACCAAGGTAAGCCGACCACAGCTCTGCAATCCTTTTATGGTTTCCGATTGGGTGGCCGTAATTAACACCTCTTTGGTGCAAGACCTCGATGACGGATGCAAAGAGTTGCTCAGTTTTTGTCATAGTCAAAAACCTCATCGGTTTTGATCTTGTTTTGTATCATACGTCGGTGCATATCGAAGCCATCCTTACGGCCCCTCCAATAGTAAGACTGCTTCATATCATCAATTCGCATAAGTAATAGCCAAGAAGCCATACTCAGCCCTATAAATAAATATATTGCTAGTTCTAGTGTCATTTTGTAGCCCAATCTATGCGCACATATCTTGTGGCACAGGGATAGTGTTGCACCTGTGTACGACTTTGTGGATAGTTTAGGGGTGTTTTATTATAACGATTAGATAACGTTAATATCTTCGAGGTCATCGATATGGTCGTCGATGGTGCGCTCAGCGTACTCTGTATTAAGCCCCATAGTGTTTGCCTAATGCTGTAAATGAGCCATCCTTGTTTATTGGCACCAGGGTTGGTGTCAGGGTCTTACCTATGGCTTCTAGTATAGCAATACCCATCTGCCAATTAGCGCTTCCATAGCGTAAATAAGAGGCTTTTTTGCGATCCATAAGATTACCTACCTCAACTCCATATAAAGCCCTGTAATGGCTTCCTACGCCCTCTGCATAGGCACTCATACCTAGTCTGTGGGTGTGACCACACAATACGGATTTACCCCATTTTTTAGCCAGGTTAAGAGCTGTAATACCAGCGTGCTGAGACATATTGCCTTCATCGCCGTGAGCCAACATCCAGCCTGGGTGAAACTCATAAGCGGTTTTGTGGTACTCCATACCCATATCTTTAAAACCCATAAAGGCTGGGTATTGTAACTCTGGCAGACTTATTAAACCAGGCACCTTAAGCAAAGTGTTATATAAGCGATCAGTATGATTACTGCGGATAATATGGCACTCTCGGCTGTACTCACTGAGATCCCACAGTATCGACTTAGTAAGTTCCCGATCATCGTGAATGGTTTGCCGATAAGCCAAAGGTGTGCCTTCAGCCCACTTGCTAATTGTATTAAAATCAATTTCATCCCCGACCACCAGTACTGAATCAAACTTCTCCCGTCTTGCCAACTTAATAACATTCTTTACAGCTGCTTCGTGATGGAAGGGCACCTGGAGATCTGATATTACTAAATACCTAATCTTCATCCTCGCTAGGCGTTGGGATAACTGGGATAATGCCCTTATCGCCTACTACCCAGTCTGGCATTGATTCTGGACTATCCATAAGGTAGAGCGCTACGGATTCGCTAAAACCAGCCTTGCGTGCAGCTTTATACATTTCGTGCTTGGCAATATAAAACACCTCTAGCTTAGATAATGGGTCAGGTGTTCTACGCACCCTGCGCCTATTTATCTTTTTGCGTTTACGTGTAGTTGCCATATTAAAATTATGACTTACTAATTAACATAAAGAGATCATCGACACGCTTCTCTAGCCGTGTTAATTGATCCTTCATACTAGAGCCACCATTCGGGCGTAACTCATTGAGCCAGCCTTTAACTAAGAAACGTAATCCTATTAGCCCGCCTGAGAGCACGGCCATAACGCCAGCGCCAAAGCCAGCCCATTCGGTAGGACTCATTTTTCATTAGCACCGATGCCATAGGCAATATCGGATTTATCTAAAGCCCTAGCAGCTGGCCCTGCGAAAGCTGCAATTACTACAGACAGCGCTGGGTCTAAACCTAATTCATTACTTGCTAAGAATGTTAAGAATGATACCAATACGCCACGTGCGTATGACTTTAGTATCGCCTTCTGTTTTTTGCTTATCTTCATATCTTGCCCCCTAGTAGTGGTATATCGAACGGCTTGCTATCTTTGTCGCCTAACTTTGTAAAGCTAATATGTATGTGTCGCTTGTGTGGATTTACTCCACGATACTTGCGCCACTTCCAATTTAATATCTTGCTAGCGATGTGTCCGTTATGGATGACGTAAGATAAACGTTTATCGGTTTTGCCAGCGACTCTGATTTGGTCAGCCACATAA